ATATTGTACTGGGTGCTGTTACTATATCTGATAATAGAATTTCTGCAAATACTACAAATGACAATCTAGAAATACGTGCAAGTGGTACTGGTGCTATTTTATTAGAAGCGATCACAATCTCAGATAATAAGATATCAACAAATGCCTCAAATGCAAATTTACAATTAGATGCGGCAGGTAATGGAGCAATTGAAATGATTCCTATTATTATTAAAATGGCTAATTTGCCTACTAGTGACCCTAGTGTGGCAGGACAACTGTGGAACAGTTCAGGTGATCTTAAAGTAAGTGCTGGTTAATAGCCACTAACACACAATAACGTTTTTCACTAAATATTGTCATATATGGCTCAAGCTCTAATTAATGTAGGTACAATACCCAATGACGGTACTGGTGATGCGATCAGAGAGACCGGTATAAAAATTAATAATAATTTTACAGAAGTATTCGCATTTGAACCTGTTCTATCTGATATACGTTTTACTGGCAACAATATAACTACTCAAAGTTCTAACACAGATATAGAATTAAAGGCAAGTGGTGCTGGAGTTATTCAACTAGGTGCTGGTATACAAATTGACGACAATAATATTAAAGCTATAAGATCAAATGACAATATTAGTATTATTCCAAGCGGTACTGGTGGACTTAACATAGCAGGAATTAAAATTTCTAGTAATAACATATCAGCTACACGATCAAATGACGATATAAGATTTTCTCCATCAGGTACAGGAAAAGTTATTTTTGGAGCAATAAAAATTGACGGTACAACTTTAAGTTCAGATGATTCTGCTACGATTAATATTAATGATAATTTAGTAGTAGACGGTACAGCAGTTATTGAAGGTGCATCAACACTAGCGGATTTAGTAGCAGAAACAACATTAGCAGTTACAACAGCGGCTACAACATTGAGTTCAACTTTAAGTGTTGCAGGTGCAACAACTTTAACAACAACAAATATTGACAATTTAACTATACAAGATGGCAATATTTCATCATCATCTAACGCAGACATTAATATAAGTCCAGGTGGAACTGGCGATGTTATTTTAAGTTCATTAAGAATAAATGGAACAACTTTAGACTCATCAGATTCTTCAAAAATTACAATAGCAGAAGCAGTAGACGTAACAGGTGCATTAGTTACTAATACTTCACTTAATATTGCAAGTGATGGTGCAACAGTTACAGGAATATTAGATGAAGACGCTATGGGTTCAGATAGTGCTACAAAATTAGCAACACAACAATCAATTAAGGCATATGTTGACGCAAAAGTTACAGCACAAGATTTAGATTTTCAAGGTGACAGTGGTGGAGCATTAAGTATTGACTTAGACAGTGAAACACTTACCTTTGCTGGTGCCGGAGGCGTTACAGCAGATGGTGCTACAAATACATTAACAGTAAACCTAAACACAATGACTGGATTATCAACACTTGGCATGGGTAGTTTAACCTTTGCTGGAAATGATATAACTTCAAGTTCAAATGCAAATATTAATCTAACAGCAGGTGGTACTGGAACAATTAATATGACCAGTTTAACTATAGATTCTAATATTAAATTATTTGATAATAAAATACAACTTTTAAAATCAAATTCTGATATAATTTTATCAGGAAGTGGTACAGGTAGCGTTGCTGTTGCCAATATAGATATGAACCAAGGAACTGTTGACAATACTGTAATTGGTGCTACAACTCCGGTGGCTGGAACATTTACTACATTAGTTTTTAATCCAACTAATACTGGAACCTTATCTTCAACTGGTCTTACAATCACCGATAATATAGTAACAGCTACTCAATCAAATGATAATTTAGAACTTAAAGCAAATGGAAGTGGTTATGTTTCAGTAAACACGTTTCAATTTCCAACTGCAGATGGTGGAACTGGACAACTTTTACGAACAAATGGCTCTAAAGTATTAACTTGGGTTACATCACCAATACTTTTAGGATCTTCATTTATTCAAGACGGTACAGCAACAATTTCTTTTTCAACTGAAACTGTAATAGACCATGTAACTGCTACAGGTACTCACGAACTTATTAGTTCTACAACATCAACTATTAATGAATTTGCAACATCAAAATATGATAGTGCATGGTACCTATCAGTTTTAAGAGATGACATAAGTGATGAATTTGAAGTTGTAAAATTTTCAGTAGTACATGGTACTACTGCTGATGGAAGTACAAAAGATGCATTTCTAACAATTTCCAGTCAAGCAAAAACAGGAACAAATAATCATATAATAGTTGATACAGATATATCTGGCGGAAATGTTAGATTAAGAGGAACAGGTAGTTCACCTGAAAACAGTATATCATTTTATAGAATAGGTTTAGGCGATAGTGACTCTACAGGATACACGGGTGGAGAAACAGATGAAGCTACCGTAGAAATTGTAACAATAGGTAGTGCAACAGCAAATTTAGATACGTGGACAGCATCTAGTAATTCCGCGGCAAAATATTTTATTTCAATCAACAATACAGATACAGATGAAGTTAGCAATATGGAGGCATTAGTAACTCATGATAATACCAATGCTTATGTCTCAACTTATAATGAACTTTATACAGGAAATAATTCATTATTAACTGTAACAGCAGATATTGATAGTGGAAATGTTAGATTAAGAGGATCGGCCAACTCAGGTTCTAATACAAGAGTAACTATGTATAGAATATTAATGGCTGACTCAGAATTGGCAGAGTCTAAAACTAACACATTAACTACTGGCGCCGTTACAGTATCTAGTACTGCAACAGTAATTGATACTTTTCTAGATGAATCAGGATCAGCAACTGGTTATACGGCGGCCCATTATATTATTGTAGGACAAAATGGTGCAGGTGAAAAATTTGTTTGTGAATCTTCAGTAGTTACTAATGGTACTAACGTGTTTATTACACAATCAGGAAACGTTAGCACAAAAGGTACCGACATGTTAGAATTAACTGTGGTACACGATGGATCATCAACTGTATCACTAAAAGCATCTTCAACATCAGGTGGATCAACAACTGTCAATGCTTACAGAGTTCATTTAACAAGAGGAGAAGGAACATCAACGCCAATTGCAACTTTAAATACTTTTGAGAAAGCAACATATAGATCCGCGTCGTATAGTATGCAAATAATTGACGCGGCTTCAGAAAATTATGAATTATTTGATTTAAGCGTGACTCATGATGGTACAAATGCTTATGTTAGTAAGTTTGGAAGAGTATCTAATACAGCAACTGATATGGCAACTGTAACCGCAGACATTAATGGTGCTGATGTTAGAATAAGAGGGTCGATAAGTACAACTAACGACCACGTTGTAAAATATGTAAGAAGGATAGTAGAAGTATAATATGGCACAAATAGTTTTAAATGTAGGAACAAACGCAAACGACGGTACAGGTGATACACTTCGTGCCGCAATGGTTAACATTAATACCATGTTCACTGAGGTTTTTTCTGCTCCAGGTATAACTTCTGATGCTATATTAATAGCTGACAACACCATATCAGCAATTCGAAGTGACGACGATCTTATATTCAATCCAAGTGGTACTGGATCAATAACGTTTCCTGCTATTAGATTTAATGACAACAATATTGAAGGTACAAGAACAAACGAAGATATAAACATTATACCTGCAGGCTCTGGTACTGTTATATTTGGTGCACTTTCATTTTCAGGTAATAATATTACAAGTACAAGATCCAATGACAATATTAATCTTATTCCTGCAGGGTCTGGAAGTGTTATAATTGGAGGAATTAACTTTTCAGGTACATCTATATTTTCAGATGATTCTTCTATTATTAATATAAACGAAGGATTAATAGTTGACGGAACTGTAAATGTGTCTGGAACAACAACATTAACGGGTGCTGTAACTGCATCGTCTACTCTTGGAGTAACAGGTGCGGCAACATTAAGTAGTACTCTTAACGTTTCTGGTGCAACAACTTTAACAACAACAACTATTGATAATTTAACTATACAAGATAGCAATATTTCATCATCTTCTAACGCAGACATTTACATAACTCCAGGTGGTACAGGTGACGTAGTATTAAGTGCATTAAGAGTAAATGGTACAACATTAAATTCATCAGATTCATCTAAAATTACAGTAGCTGAAGCATTAGACGTAACAGGTGCATTGGTTGCCGTTACATCATTAAACATAGCAGGCGATGGTGCAACAGTTACAGGAATTAAAGATGAAGATAATATGGCTTCTGATTCAAATGTTAAATTAGCAACACAACAAAGTATTAAAAAATATGTTGACGATAAAGCAACAGCAGAAGATTTAGACTTTCAAGGTGATAGCGGTGGTGCTTTAGCAATTGATTTAGATTCAGAAACTTTAACAATAGCAGGTGGTACAAATATTACAACATCTGGATCTTCAAATACATTAACAATATCATTAGATTCTGCTTTAAGTGGACTAACATCTGTTGGTGTTGGTAGTTTAACTCTTGCTGGAAATGATATAACTTCAAGTTCAAATGCAGACATTAATATAACACCAGGTGGTACTGGTACCCTTGTTGTTTCAGACTTAACTATTGATAGTAATATTAGTATTACAGACAACGAAATTAAAACAACAGCAACAAACTCACCTTTAGAAATATCAGCAAGTGGTTCAGGTCAAGTTGTTATGGCCAAAGCAGATATTAATAGTGGTACAATTGATAACACTATTATTGGAGGTACAACTCCACTTGCAGGAACATTTACAACGTTAACAGCAAATACATCAGCTGTAATTGATGGTGTAACAATAACAGACAACACAATATCAACTAACGCCTCGAATGCTCCTCTAGAATTAACAGGAAATGGATCTGGTGGCGTTAACATCAGTGGATTTACTTTTCCAACTTCAGATGGTTCAAGTGGACAATTTATTAGTACCAACGGACTTGGGGTTTTAAGTTTTGCTACTGCAGGTGCAACTTTAGATTATTCAGATATTGCAGATGCTACAACCACTGTAGCTACTTCAACAACTACTGTTATAAACACTTTTGCTAAAGCATCATATAGAAGTGCAAAATACGTTATATCAATCACTGATGCTACTAACACTAGATATGAAATATTAGACGCCAATGTTACTCATGATGGCACAAATGCTTTTATCTCAACTTTTGGTTCAACAACAAATTATACTGGTGGATTAGCAACATACTCAGCCGATATAAATGGTTCTAACGTAGAAGTTAAAGTTACAAATATATCAGCTGATAGTTGTGTGTTTAAATTTCAAAGAACAGCAATAGACGTATAATATTA